TTAGACAACAAAGGAATAATAGACCAACATATTAAGAGTGCGACAGCCTTATTAGAATTACAACAAAAGGTGGTGTCCATAAATTTCGGTTCTTCGTCACCCGAAAACCATTAAATTTTTTAAATCAAGTAGATGATGGTGGCAACAAGGCAAAAGATTATCAAAATATAGGTGGGTTAATTGGATGTCTTGTTGCAAATCGGTTGGCGACATTGAACGAGTTAAGAACAATATATTCATTGGAAGATGCGTTAGATATGTATGAAGCATATATAATACCAAAATTTAATGAATGGAAAAGTATGAAGATGGCGGAAAGTAAAAAATGAATGAATTAGATACCTTTACCATAAATTTTGTGACGGAAGGCATAGATAAACTGCTTGACGGTATGGATAAATTGAATAAGCAAATGGACAAAGTAGATACTGGGTTCACAAAAGCAAGTTCAAAAGGTGATTCATTTTTTAATAAATTTATTGGTTGGGGAACAAAAATAGCAGGGTTAATTGGTGGAATTTATAGTATTGGGAAAGCCATAACTGATACAATAAATAGTAGTAATGAAATATTAACCTTGCATAAAACTGCTGATGAAGTTGGACACACAGCCAAAGAAATAGAAGTATTAGGATTAACATTACAAAGATTTTCACCAAACTTGTCTTTGACAAGTGCGTATGGACAAGCAGGTAGTTTTTATAAAGCGTTAAATGATTTAAGATTAGATGAATCAAGATTATCCCCTAGTTCTGCGTTAATGGAAGAATTAAATAGGTCTGGTTCTAGTGCTATATTAGCCACAGATAGCGACCAGACAATAGTTAATAAGTTAAGACGTGGGGTTCAAAATTATTTAAGCACACAAAGTCCAGAAATGGCTTCTGCTAGTATTGAAAGATTATTAAGTGCGGCAGGTATATCATATAAAGATATGGGTGGATTATTTAAGGCATCAGATGCAGATTTTAACTTTATTATGCAACAAATGAATAATAAAGCATGGCGATATGACCCTAAATATCAACAAGATGCACAAAACTTGGCAGAAGCAAGATTAAATCTGTCTGAAACATGGAAAAAGATGACAGATGAAATGATGCCTATGGTGACAAAGTTAATACAAGATTTTACAAAATTGTTAGAAATGATGAAACCTATTATAAATGCTGTTGTTATGGCATTAGATTGGGTTGTTAATAAATTTGGTTGGGTATTAGATAAAATTGGACAATGGTGGAAAGGGCAACAAGAAAAATATAATGATATGGAAAACCCCGCTAATGTTGTTAGAAGATTTGTATTAAATGGTGGAAAAGATGCAAATGGAAATATGTTAGATATGAATGTTGTTAGACAAGCAGTTGCATCAGAACAAGAAGAACAGAAAGGTTGGAACTGGTTTCAAAGAAATACAAATATTCGTGGAACATATCTAGATATGGCATTGAAGAAATTAGATACAATTGATAGTAGCACAAATGCGTTAAATGGTATAAATAATGCAAGAACAACAAATATAAATCTTGAAAGGACAGAACATAATACCGTATATGTTGATTCTGATAAGGTTGGTGAAACATTAGATGGGTTAAGTGGTAGGTCAACAAAAGATGATTATTACATAATTCAAACAAATCAATAAGGTAGAATAATGAGTAATGTATTTAGAAATGCGTTAGTATTATCAGAAACAGTTGTAGGGTCTATAATAGATACTAGGGCTTTGGTATTATATGAACAACCAGAAGATGTTAAATTTGGGTCTGATGCAGAAACAACGATAGATGAAGATGGTAATATTATTGAAACTGGTTTGTTGCAGTTAGTAGATAGCCGTAAATTAAAAGAGATATTTACTGGTTTTGCTGATGAAAAATATACCAGAATATCAAAAATAAATGGTTGGAACGCTTATGGTGTATCTTATATCAAAGCAGATGTAGATATAACAAGTGATTTATGTGATTTTCCTATTGAAACAGGTAGTATTATTACAGACAATGCGATAGTTCAACCGATAACAATAAAAGTTCAGATTGCTTTACCAACGGCTTTTGCAACCAGAATATATGCTGAAATGATAAAATATTATCAAAAAAAGAAGTATATTATGGTGCAGACAAAGTTTGCTATGTATCGTAATATGGTAATTCAATCAATGCCGTTTAAGTTAGAAAATGAAACAATAGATAGACCAATTGTAGAATTAACATTAAGACAGGTTGTAGAAGTAGAGCCACAATATATTAACATTGGCAACGGTGATTCAGAAATAAAGAATCCAAAAGATGCTTCTGATTCTGATACAGTAGATATTGGAAGAACACAATCACATAGTGTTGTGGCTAGTTTAGAAAACCAAGCACAAGCGATGGCAGGAATTGGGGGTTAATATGCAGATAATACAATTACAGAATGTTCCTAATCAAATATTCAATACTGTATTAAATGGTATTGATTATCGTATTCAGTTAAGAACAATACAAGATTTGACCTTTTTAAGTGTTTTTAGAAATGGCGAACCCCTATTCTATAATCAGTTATGCACACCAAATGAATTTGTTGACCCTTATAATTATGTTAGTCAAAATGGTAGATTGTATTTTGCGTGTTCTGATAATGAATACCCAAATTATAGATTATTCAATAACACACAAAGATTATATTGCTTAACACCAGAAGAAGTAAAAGAATATGAAGCATCGTAGAGCATATTTAGTATTTCCAGATAAGCATGGAATAAGTCCAGAATTGATAAAAGCATCAAAATTGCTTTCTGGGCTTAATATTAGTTTTAGTATGCAAATAACTTCTGGTATGGGTATGGCAGGTAATGCCAATATAACTGTATATAATTTAAATCGTGAAGATATGGGTTTTTTATCAACATGTGCGGCTAAATGGGAACAGCAGAAAGCGTTGATTCAATTATATGCAGGGTATAGTTATGACCCCGAAGATAATCGTGAAGATGATATTAAATGTATATTTAGTGGTTGGGTATTTACTGCAAGACCAGAAGGGTATCCAGATTTAGCATTAAAAATAACATGTCAAACAGGTGTTGATTGGACAAAGTATATTCTTAATGTTAACAAAGATAATGTGACTATTATGGATTTAATAGATTATACATCATCTGTGACAGATTATCCTGTAAATATGAATGATAAATTAAGAAAGACCAATCGTATATTAAATAAAAGGTTAGATAATTTTTCATATTCTGGTTCTTCATGGGGTTTGATGCAGAAAATACAAGAAATGATAGGTAGTGATTTTACTGCTAACAAAGATGGCGTAATGTTAAGTACATATAACGACCAAACATTTGTATATTCACCAGATTCTGGATTAACTTCTGGTAATACACTATTGATAAGCAAAGATACTGGGATGATAGGTGTGCCACACCCTGTTAGCGGTGGTGTAGAAGTAACAATGGTATTAAATACAAAGATTAATATTGGTGATAAGGTAAGGGTTGTATCTGAAAGGATGCCAATTATAAATGGTGATTATTTTGTAGTTATGTTTAATCATACTGGCGAATTGCGTGGTAAAACTTGGCAGACAACAATAAAATGTAGTCCAACACAAGTAGCACCATTAAAAGTTAATGAAGGCAGTATAATAGAAGGGTTAGGAAATGGCAGTTAGTAATGTTGGATATAATCCTTTTGGTAATACGCTTCCTGCTTATATAAATGAAGCAATTAAGAAAGCGGTAAAAGAGTTACAAACTTGTATTCCTGCTATTGTTAAAGAAGTAAAAGGAAGGAATCAAGTAATAGTTTCCCCAGCGATACAACAAACCAGTCCAGCATGGCAGACGTTGCCATGGGCGGATATTGTTTTACCTGTATATGCTCCACAGGGCGGTAATGGAATAATATCTGTGCCAGTATCGGCTGGGGATACAGGTTGGATAATAGCAGGTGATTTAGACCCTAGTTTATATTTTCAAAATCCATCAAGACCTGCGGCACAGAATGTGTTTGATAGACATAATTATCAATATGGTTTTTTTATGCCATGTAAAATAGGTGATTTTGGTATAAGTAGTGGTGATGATGGTGGAATAGTAATTAAAAATGGCGATACAAAGATAGTAGTAAAAGGCAACGAAATAGATATTGTCAGCAATAATGAATTGAAAATAAATACGTCTAGTGCTAATATAACAAGTAGTGGTAATATCACGATACAAAGCACAGGAAATGCTGGTATTGTAGATATTAAAACGAGTAATAATGCTAATGTAAAGATAGATGGTTATAATTTTAAAAACCATTATCATACAAGCACAGCGGAAGGTAGCCCAACAAGTGGTGTTATAGGTTAATAAAGGGTTAAAGGAATGAAAGGATTTATTACAGATGAAAACAATGATTTGACCCTTGATAAATTGGGTGATATTCGCATGGAAAGCGGTATTGAAGCATACCGTCAAAATATTATTAATGAAATAAGATTACAACAATATGAATATCCATATAACCCAAACAAAGGGATAAATTACCTTGGTTATATTCTTGGACAGACAGGTAATTTAGTTGCTTGGGAATCACAGGTTTTAGATATGGTAAATGCAATGCCTTTTGTTAAAAGAATTGTAGAATGGAAAACAAATATTGTAGATAGAAAATTGTTATTTCAACTGATTGTTGATACAGATTTAGGTGAGATAAATATAAGGGGATAAAATGGCAGAATATTATGAATATATTACAGGACAAGGTGTAATAGTACCAGATACAAGTACTGTATTAACTGAAATACAAGATATGTTTAAGGAAGTATTTGGTGCTGATTTAGATTTAACTGCCACGACAACACAGGGTCGTTTGATTGAAATGTTCCAAAGAAATAGAACATTTTGTATTCAGATTTGTGCTTTGGTAAGTAATATGTTGAATTTAAATCGTGCAACTGGATTTGTATTAGATGATTTAGGTTCTTTGTTTTTATTGGAAAGAAACCCTGCAACACATACACAAACATCTGTGACAATGACAGGTGTAAATGGAACAATAGTGCCTGCTGGAACAAGATTACAAACAGAAGAAGGTAATATATTCCAAACAACACAAGAATATATTATTGGAACGACAGTTAATGTAATAGCAGAATCAGAAGAATTTGGTGCTATTCCATGTCCAGAAGGAACATTAACAGTAATTTTAGATAGGGTTAATGGATTAGAAACTGTGACAAATGGTGTTCCTGTTTTGGGTTCTGATTTAGAAAGCGATAAAGAATTTAGAGATAGAATTAAAGAATCATTAAATGTTAATAGTATTGCAATATTAAGTGCTATAAAGAGTAATTTATTAACAGTAGATGGGGTTAAAGATAGTTATTGTTATGATAATTATACATCTAGTTCGGAAACAGTTGATAGTATAACCGTTCCTGCACATAGTTTATTGGCGTGTGTAGAAGGTGGTGATGATTTAGCAGTAGCAAAAATGTTGTATTCTAAAAAGACAATTGGAACAGGATATATTGCTGATACAGAAACAAATGCTGTAAAGAAAACTGTTATAGATGAAAGTTATGGTACACCTTATGATGTTGTGTTTATGCGACCAATAACACAGGCAATAGATGTTGAAATAACAGTAAGCAGACAAGGGTATTCTGGTGCAGATTTAAGTGATGCAGTAAAAGATGCTATTATGAGTTGGTATAATGGTGAAATAGATGGTGTAGATGGAATAAAGATTGGTAAATCTGTAAGTCCGTTTGAAATAAGTGCGGCAGTAAGTGATGTATTACCAGATATATTTGTGACATTGGTAAAAGTTGGGGAACATGGAAGCACAACATCTGCAACAACAATAAGTTTTGGTAATGTTCATAAAGCAACATTAGATAGGGCTAATATAACAGTAACGGTGACACAATGATAAGTAATAAAAAATATGTAAATGCCAGTAAAATGGAACAACCTATAATTAAATCGGTAGGGTTTAATAATGAAGATGTGTTAATAACTGAAAATGGTGAATATCAAGCAAAGTCGCCATATACTGGTTTTGGGAAGGTATTTGTAAATGTGCCAGTTAGCACAGAAACACCAATAGGATGGATTCCAAAGAATGTTGATAATAATGGGGTGGGGATGTCACCTGTATTGCCAGATTTAACAGGATTAACCGCAATATATACTTATGCGTTGGCTTATGCTTACTATCATAATACTTATGCGCCTATGACAGTAGATTTTAGTAATATAAGACAAATAGACGTAGGTGGA